TTGGCTGGAAACGCAAATTCATTGGTTCCTCAATCCGTTGAGCCTCCAACCAAATCTGCTCCTACAAAAGAGGGATTTGAGACTTTAACTGGATCTAAGCCCGCCAATTTGGCCGGCTCTTCCTACGTTGCCGAGCAAAAACCAGTGGCATTCTTGTACAACAACGACGCCAATACCACGTGTAAAAACTACGGTTACACCAATTCCAAGGGCTTTATCTGTATGTCCAGCAGCGACATTCAGCTTCTTACCACGAGAGGCGGTAATGCCGCTGGCGTGTCCGACCAAATCGGCAAGTAAAAAACAATAAATATTTGTTCCTGTAAATCAAATATTTATTTTCGGTTGTTTAGATGTACATCATGGACAGTGCACTAGACCCCGCATTGTCTATCTTCACGAGTGTATCCACGTCTTTCTTAGTGAGGGTATAAGGAAACACGACATTTAGTCCCATTTCCTTCGCAAACATCTGGGTGCCCGACTTCACCAACCGATACAAGTTGAGTTTGGTATGTACGATTTCCAGCGACCGCTTCAAATTACGCACTCCCTCTTCGCCCTTTGCCTGGTTTGAAATGATGTGCGACAATACGTCGTCGGGAAACACCACGTCATCGGGTCCAAATCCGACTTGTTCGCGGATTTTAGGCAATATGTGATTTCGCGCAATAATCATCTTCTCCTTCAGGTCGTATCCCTTGGTGCGAATGCGATACATGCGGTCGCGCAAGATGGGATTCACCAAGTTCTCGTCATTATAACTGAATATAAACATACACTTGCTCAAATCCAGCTCTATTTCCGAGAAATACTTGTCGTGGAACTGGTTGTTCTGCGACGTATCTGTCAAATGCGTGAGTACGCCGATGATTTCTTGGCCGCGCGCCGTGTCGCTAATCTTGTCCAGCTCATCAAAGTAGATTACCGGGTTCATACACTTGCTCTCCATGACAATTTGCGCGATTTTTCCCCAAGTACTGCCTTCATATGTGTAGCTGTGTCCCTCCAAGAAACTGCTGTCTCCGCAGCCGCCGAGGGCAATGAATGCGAACTCGCGTCCGAGAATCTTGCTGATTCCGTCTTTCACCAGACTGGTTTTGCCTGTTCCTGGCGGTCCGTGGATGGCGATGGCCGTGCCCATAGAACTCGGATTCGCGATCCATTGTCCCACCATCTGCATAATCTGCATCTTGGCGTCTTCCAGGCCATACACACAATTGTCCAGCTGTTCTTTGGCCTTCACCACGAAATCGCTACACTTGTCAATGCCGTCCTTGATATTGATGGAAAGACTCTTGAAAACGCCGAACGGGATTCGCATAAAGTTATCCACCCAGTTTTTCAATTTGAAGTATTCGGGGTCGCCTGGCTCCATCAAACTGAGCTGATGGAGCCGCTGTAATGCGACGGCCTTGAACTTCGCGGGCATATTGGATTGTAGAAGTGTGAGCCTATACGGCTTCTCTACATACATGTAGCCATTGATTTCGCGCAAATCGGACATAATCCGGAGCTGCTCCTTGTTTGACAGCTTCGTCTTGAAATAGCCGACTTCGTCGGTGATGACCTGGGTATCGGCTTGTTCAAGCAACTCCTCGTATGTATTGGCGTTTTTACTGCGCGCGTGTTTGATGAGTTTTTTGATGGAGCGATTACATTGATCCAGCGCACGTTGGACAATCTTGTTGTTTGGTTTTGAGCGCAGTTTCTCAATGAGGACGCGCTTGAGTTCAATGATTTCGCGGTACTTTTCATCAATATTGACGACTTCTGAGAGCGGGTCGGGCACAACCTCCTTGGGTTTGCGTTTAGGCACAGGAGCGGAAATGTCGGTGTTGGAATTGGAGGGAGATAGAGGCAGACCGGGGAGGTCCATCGCCTGGAAATCCTCTTTCATATAGATTTCTTCGGCGTCCGAATCGCATTCGTCTTCGTTGGATAAATTGGATGGAATGCGGTTTTTCATACCGCCATGGACTTGTTGGCCTCCGATTGTCATCGTTATCTTGAACGTTTTGTCGTCTTTTTTGCCAACGGGTTCTTCTTCGTCGTCGTCATCATCTTCACTGTTGTCGTCGTTATCATCATCGTTGTCGTCGCATTCTTCTTCACAACCGATAACATGGTCATCTTCATCGTCATCGTCGTCTTCGTCTTCAGAGGAAGATTCGTACTTGGACCGCGACTTGGATTTACTTGATTTCTTTTTTGCGATTGCCCGCTTTTCCAGCTTCTTGTTTTTAGCAAGCAACTTTTGAATGACTTCTTCTAGATCAGCATCGTTTTTTTTCACACTCTTTTTCTTCTTGGATCCTCCCCTCTTCTCAGGTTCGGTAGAATAACTGCTGGTATCAATGTATGAAGATGAAGTGTACGATTCGCTGTCGGAAATTGTCTCGTAGCTGCTGTCGGATTCATCGTCGCTGCTGCTTTCGGGATCGGGGCGATTCTTCTTGTAGGATCGTCCCTTGTTCTTAGAATTGTTGTCAATAATAGTTCGTGGCATTTTATGTATATTGGTGTAATGTGTTTAAATCATAACAGAAATCAATTTTTTAGGACCCCCTCCCGAAGGGAGGGGGTCCTAAAAAACACCACATCCAATTTACGTTTCAATCGTACCGATTGAATCTTCAATTGAATGCGCAATTTCTTGAGTAGCCCCTCACTTTGGTCGTGAGTTATAAGTTGCATCCAAAAAATTGCTTACCATGAAAACGGTACGTTTTTGTGGTAAGGTGTTTTTTAGATATATCAACCCTTTGGGTTGATATAGCCAAAAAATTGCGCAGAGTAAAAACGGTACGTTTTTGCGATGCGGTGGTTTTTGAGGGTGAATCTGTAAGATTCACCCATCAAAAAATTGCGCATTCAATTGAAGATTCAATCGGTACGATTGAAGCGTAAATTGGATGCGGGGTTTATTGCGTAGCCCCTCCCGAAGGGAGGGGCTACTCAAAAAATTGATTTAATTCTTCTGTATTAATAAAAGAATATAAATATTACCACCCATAGTATATAGTATTTGAAAATGGCAACCAAAAATACATCCTACAAAAACCCTTCGCGAATCATCGGAATCCAATTTGGATTGTTCTCGCCAGAAGAAATCCGTAAAGCGGGGGTTGTTGAAATCGTATCCAAAGATACGTATATTGGAAACAGTGAAGTCGCGGGAGGGTTATTTGACCCGCGCATGGGCGTTCTCGGCCCAGGCACCATTTGCCCAACAGATGGTTTAACAAACATTACAACCCCCGGATACTTCGGTTACATTGAAATGTCGCGTCCCGTGTTCTTTATCCAGCATTTGAAAGAAATCATGAAAATACTCAAATGCGTATGTTTCAAATGTAGTAAATTGTTGATTAGCAAAGAACAGCATCACCAGGCAATCCGGCTGAAGCCATCCGAGCGATGGGATTACGTGTATCCATTGTGCGCAAAGATTAAGCGTTGTGGAGACGCCACCGAAAACGGCTGCGGCTGTAAGCAGCCCGACAAAATCAAACTGGAAGGAATGGCGACCATCAATGCGGTCTGGGATACTTTAGTGAATGAATCTGCTGTCGCTGCCGGCGGCGAAGCAGTCAATTTGCCGCCACTCAAGCTCACCCCCGAAATCGTGTTGAAAATATTCAAGCGTATCACCGACGACGACGTGGAGTTCATGGGATTCAGCGCAACTTGGTCGCGTCCTGACTGGATGATTTGTCAAGTCCTGCCCGTTGCGCCTCCCGCAGTTCGCCCATCCGTAAAGCAAGACGCCAACCAGCGCAGTGAAGACGACTTGACACACATTTACGGCCACATCATCAAGACAAACAAGGACTTGGCCGACCGAATCAACGCCAATGCGTCCTCTTCCATTATTGACAGTTTGACAGCGGTCCTACAATACTTTGTCGCGATGATTGTCAATAATAAGGTGAAGGGTGCGGTGCCGATGGCCCAGCGTTCCGGCAGACCCCTCCAGTGTATCACCGGGCGTCTGAATAGCAAGAATGGGCGTATTCGTGGCAACCTCATGGGTAAGCGCGTGGATTTCAGCGCACGTTCCGTCATCACGGGCGACCCCAATTTGTCTATGCGGCAGCTGGGCGTTCCCAAAAAGGTCGCGATGTGTCTCACCAAACCAGTTGTGGTGAATGACCGGAATCGCGGATTCCTGACCCGACTCATACAGAATGGGCCCGATGAATACCCCGGCGCGAAAATCCTGGAGCGCAAGGACGGGCAGAATGTGTCGCTGAGATACATTGACCGAATGGCGGTCCGACTTGAAAACGGCGACATCGTTCATCGGCATATGATGGACGGCGACGCGGTGTTATTCAATCGGCAGCCCAGTTTACACAGAATGAGCATGATGTGTCATATTGTGAAGGTAATGGCCAGGGGCGATACCTTCCGTATGAACGTTGCTTGCACAAAACCATACAATGCGGATAGACCAAGACAATTCTCACGATGCTAATACATCATTGTCCGCAACAGGAGGCGTGAAAAGCGTGATACCTCCTAGTGAATAAATATATAGATTTATTTGCGAAATACCTTGATGACGGGAAACCCCTAAAATTATCACTACCACTCACCGGCGGAAACGTCGTTGAGGAACTCAGTTAATAGCTGAACCCAATGGTAAAAAAGTGATAAATGATAGACACCATATAGTGTCTTGAAATGGGCAATCCGCAGTGTTACTTCCTAATGTCGTTTAGCAGACTATGGAAGGCATTCAGAGACTGAACGGGTATTGGTGAACGATGAAGGGTTAGCTACCCCGAGTTTGCTTAAGATACAGTCCGGCCCTTTGGGAAACCATTGGGATTCCACCGTTTGATGGAGATGAGATGAATATGCACATGCCCCAAAACAGCCTAGCCGAGGTAGAGCTCAGGCATTTGGCGGCAACCCCTTACCAGATAATAAGTCCTTCCAGTAACGCCCCCATTATTGGCGTTTACCAGGACTCTATGTTGGGGTCTTACCAATTTACGCGCGCGGGGGTCAATTTCAACCCTCGCGACGCAATGAATTTGTTGATGGGTTACAAGAAAATTGACCCGTCCATTTTCGCACAAAAGAAAATCACCAACTTTGAGATTTTGTCTCAAATCACGCCTGCGATTTCACTGAAATACAAGACCAAATTGTTTGGAAACAACGAAGACGCCGCGTCATCCAACAATGTTTTAGAAATAGAGAACGGCAAATACATTCGCGGCCAAGCCGAAAAGGGCGTCTTTGCGTCGGGCACCAAGGGTATTTTGAATCGTGTTTGTAACGATTTTGGAAACATGGCCTGCGCCGATTACATTGACGACCTACAACAAGTTATCACCGAATATATGAAAACCAGCGCTTTCAGTGTGGGCATCAGCGATTTGGTGTCCAACAGAGACACCACCGAACAAATCGCGCGAATGATTCGGTCCAAGATGGAGGAAGTCCATAACATTACGAACAAGGTACATCTCGGAATCATGGAGAACAATTCGGGCCGCTCCAATATTGTGGAGTTTGAGACCCAGGTCGGCAATGTGTTGAATAATACGACGGACCAGACCGGCAAAATCGCGGTAGAAAACCTCAATTCCGACAATCGGTTTGTAATGATTGTGAAATCGGGCTCCAAAGGCTCTATGTTGAATATTTCCCAGATGATTTCGTGCGTCGGCCAACAGAGTATTGATGGCAAGCGTGTCCCCTATGGGTTTGACAGCCGCACCTTGCCGCATTTCCACAAATACGACGATTCACCCGGTGCGCGCGGGTTTGTGAAAAACTCGTACATCTCCGGATTGACCGCACCCGAGCTCTTCTTCCACGCAATGGGTGGTCGTATGGGTCTCATTGATACGGCCGTGAAGACGTCGCAGACCGGTTATATCCAGCGTCGTTTGGTCAAGGGCTTGGAAGATTTGAAGGTGGAATACGATGGAACCGTCCGCAACAATATGGGGAAAATCGTCCAGTTTTCCTATGGCGAAGATGGCATTGACACCACCCGTGTAGAAAACCAGAATATTCCATTGGTGAATATGTCGGTGGAAGACATTTACATGCACTTTGACCTGATTGGCATCAATGATACCGAGTCAAACGCGGAACTCTTGAGTATATATACGAAAACCACCATTGCGCGAATGAAGAATCAGCGCAAAATGGTCACCGAGATGAATCAGCGCACCATCAACAAGTTTGTTGATTATCGCGACAAGCTCGTCCAGAATGTCTTCAAATACAAGAATGACGATTTTGTGAAAGCGCCGGTTGCGTTTGCGCACATCATTCAAAATATCCAGGGACAGCTCGGTCTCAGTGCTTCATCCGCGGTGGATATCACACCCTTTGAATACATCGGTTTAATAAATGACGCGATGGAAGATTTGACCGCGATGTTCAACCCCACTGAGATGTTTAAAATCCTCTATTATTTCAACTTGTCGCCGAAAGAGATTTTGGTGAAGAAACGGTTCAATAAGAAGGCGGTGGAGCTCTTGTTGGAAACCATCGTATTGATGTACAAGAAGGCATTGGTACATCCGGGTGAGATGGTGGGTGTGATTGCGGGGCAGTCTATTGGTGAGCCAACCACACAGCTCACGCTAAACTCGGTGACCTATGAGACCGAAATCATTGTGCGAGGTCGCAATGGAATCGTCAAGAAAGTCCAGATCGGCGATTTCACCAAGGAGTTCATTGAGAAGGCTGTAAAGAAGGAATACTACGCCGAATCCGATACCACTTATGCGGAGCTTGAAGAATACTACGAAGTGCCGTCGTGTAATGAAGACGGCGCCTGTTCTTGGGAGCGCATTGAAGCGGTGACAAAGCATCCTGTTATCAACAAAGACGGCACCAATGTGATGCTTCGTATTACCACCAAGGAAAACCGTGAAGTCGTCGCTACCAAGGCCAAATCATTCTTGAAACTCGTAGATGGCAAGATTGTCGGTGTAAATGGAGATACATTGCGCGTCGGCGATTATATCCCAGTATCCAAGAAGGCGATTGAATACACGGAGTCGTCTCACTTGGATTTGAAACAGATTCTGTTGCCGTCAGAATATTTGTACGGCAGTGAAGTTGAAAAGGCGAAGTCAGTGATGAACGAATATCACTGGTGGTCAAATCACAGTGGAAAACTGTTCACGCTTCCTTATTCACGCAGTGACGTGTTTGTTGATAAAATAAAAGACGATACAAAAAAGAAGGAATCCGGCGCGAACACGATTATACTCAGCAATTGTGTCTATTCCAAGAAAACGTCGCAGAACAAATACACCATCCCTGAATCTATTGAATTGAATTACAACTTTGGATACCTTGTTGGCGCGTATGCCGCCGAAGGATGTATGACAAAGTCGCAGATCTCCATTGCGAACAATGATGCGGCCTACTTTGCGCCCATCTTGGAATTATGCCGCGACTGGAATATCACCACCAAAGTCTATCGCAATGAGAACAAGAACCAAGCAGGCTGGACAAGCCAGGATTTGCGAATCTACAACACCCTATTGTGCCGCATCTTGGATAACCTTTGCGGTAAGTTGAGTCACAATAAATACGTCTCTCCCTTAATCGTGTTTTCCAACAAGGAGTGTATTCGCGGATTCTTGGACGCCTACATCGGTGGAGATGGAACCATATCCAAGAAATCCCATACGATATTGATGACATCTGTGTCAAAGCAGTTGGTCATTGATGTTCAACAAATGATGAACATTGTGGGTGTTTATTCATACATTTCAAAGCCGAAGAAGGCTGCCACCAATAATCGCGGAAGTCAAAACATAAAACAACCTTACACTCTGAATGTTGTGAATCAACAGGCGACAAAACTCGCCAAGATGCTCAATATGAAAACCGCAACCAAACAACAGGCGTGTGTTGATTATGTGGTATCTTATGAGCACAAATACGAATACAGCAAGCACGCGACCATGGTTCCCAATGAAATCGGCGGCGAAATCGTGATGGAAGAGCGCAACCATCGTTATGAAGACGTGCTGTTTGACCGAATCATTTCCATTGAAGAAGTAGATAACACGACCCCATACGCCTATGACTTGACGGTTGAGAATACCCGCAATTTCAATTTATACAATGGTTTGTGCCAAAGAGACACGTTTCATTTAGCTGGAGTTGCTACCAAGTCAAACGTGACACGTGGTGTGCCGCGCATTGAAGAAATCTTGCGCCTAACCCGCAACCCCGACAAACCCTCGGCGACCGTATTCTTGAAACCCGCCGACCAGCACGACAAGGACAAGGCGACCAAACTGTGTGTGATGATTGAGCACACCAAATTGGTGGATGTGGTGAAATCCATTGAAATCTGCTTTGACCCGAATGACCGCGCGACCAAGATACACAAGGACAAAGAGGTCATTGAGCAATTCTACGAGTTTGAGGAGTTGGTCGCCGAGTGTAATGAGGGGGCAGCGGCGGCGGATACCGTCCAGCAATCCAAGTGGATTGTGAGAATGGAGATTGACGCAGAGACGCTGCTTGACAAGAATATCACGATGGATGACATTAACTACGCGGTGACGAACAGTCACCGCAGCGACGTCCATTGCGTGTTCTCAGATATGAATGCGAGCAACCTAGTGTTCCGAATCCGCCTCAACTCATCCGTCTTCAATAAAGGCAAGAAGAAGGGTGCCGCAGAGTCGTTGGACCAATCCGACGAAATCCATATGTTGAAGACATTCCAGGACAACATCCTGAACAATATCGTGCTAAGAGGCGTGTCGGGAATCCGCAATGTCAATCCGCGAATGATTAAGGACGGCGTTGTCAAGGAGGAGAGCAAGTATGTCCGCAAGGATACGTGGGTTCTAGATACCACGGGCACAAATCTGATGGACTTGTTTATGTTGGATTTCATTGATTACACGCGAACATATAGTAACGACATCCGTGAGATGCACAATATGCTGGGTATTGAAGCCGCGCGTCAAAACATTCTCAACGAGTTTGTGGAAGTGATGGAGGCGTCGGATGCCTATGTGAACTACCACCATTTGAGTATTCTGTGTGACCGAATGGCAGTGAAGGCAGAATTGGTGCCGATGTTCCGCTCGGGTATTATCAGCGATGATATTGGACCGATCTCAAAGGGTACTTATGAGATGCATACGGAGATGTTCTTGGATGCGAGTAGACACGGCGAGTTTGACCAGATGCGCGGCGTCTCGGCGAACGTTATGTGCGGACAGCCTGGTTATTATGGTACCAACTCATTTGGACTCTTGTTGGATATGAAGGCGATTGAAGAGACTGATGATGCCGATGTGGAAGATGAGAATGAGCGCGGCAAAATAGACGCCAATTTCGCGGACTTGTTGGAGAAGGATGACAAGTGCCGAATGGACAAGATTGCGGTGGATAACAATGTAAGCAATCTAGGGGCAACGGATTATGGCGACTATGATGATGATTACAGCTTATTCTAAGCCCCCTCCCTTCGGGACCATATATGTTATTGTTTTTTCACAATAACATAAAAATATAATATGACAACATACAAATGCATCAAATATTCGCAAAATGTATCCATAATCATCCACAATATATAGAGGCTGAATGCCGGCAACTCGGAGCATATTCCGCCATAAAATACGCCAAACTCCGCACAATGGAACCCGATGGGTTTTATGCGTTTTTTTCGGCCCAGCGCCTCTACCATATCCTGGTGCGGTTCGTCCAACGTTGTAAAGCGCGAAAATGGTATTCCCGGCACAACAATGACTATGACCTCACAATGACCCCTTGGACCGAATTGCCTGACCATCAGAAAATAGAAATCGTAGAAAACCGGTGTATCTATACATTCAATATTTATGACCTGTCAAAAATCATTTTCCAAGCAATCACGGCGCAATCGTTTGGATTCATACAACCCAAAATGCCGGCGAATCCATACACAAATATGGCTTTCCGACAAGAAACTCTGGCCTCCATTTATTCACGATTTGGCAACAAAAAAGTACCTACATTGGTGTGGGACTTCTTTCGTTGTCGGTTTTCAATTGATAAATTGAAACTGTATCACCAACCTGATTTAATGAAACACGCGATCGCGAATCACATGAATATTGAATCGGTTGACGATGTTCGCGAAATGTGTCGTGGGTTTTTCACGATTCATCGTGATTTTCCCGCGCAGCGACTTTTTGATATTTTTCGGCCTTATTTGTTGCGGTATTACCGATGGAACTTGGTCTCGTGTATGAAGAGCAAAGATGAGCTGGATATGGCGCTCAACGGGTTTGCCATTTATAATCCGCATTTTGGAACTAAAGGAGAAGGAGGGTTTGATGACCGTCATCGGGCGTTTGTGGAGTTTTTGAATGACCCGATTTTACAGAATCCGGGGCTTTTTGAACTGGCCATTTTGAACAAGCGGAATTACGAGAGCGAGTTTTGTACCAGTTTGGCGCCGATTTTTATACCTGAAATGGAGGAGGAAGAAGTTGATAATATAACGGATTTGTATGAAGAGGAAGACGCGGCGGAACCGATGGATATGAGTAGTAGTAGTGATGAGGAGGATGATGAGGAAACAGAATGCGATGAACTTGGATCGTATGGGTATGATTGATTCGCCTAAATAAAGGGGTCCTTGGAAAAGAGGGACCCATTTTTTAGGACCCTTTTGAAAGAGAGTTTGCAAAACTTTTCATCGATGTTCGTGTTTCAAAAATAAATCCATAAATAAATCACGCTTACTGAGATTCCATTATTATTGGTGTTCTATTG